TTGACCTCGGCTATCGTCATTCGATGACGTTGACTCAGCACAACCGAGTCGGCTGCGTGTTCAAGCGCAATCTGAATCGATGCCGTTGGAGGCAACAAGGCGTAGGTATCAAGATCCGCGTCATAGGCTTGCGTGTCTACCCCAATCTCAACAGACATATCCTGAGCCATCGATGCAAACGTAGCTGAGGCTAGGAACGTCAACATGTTCGCTGCAGGTGCTACCGTTGCGAACGATGTCAGGTTCGCATTGTAAGCCTGGGTGTCAACGCCGATCTCGACACTCAAATCTTGAGTCATCGTCAGGAATGTGGTCGATTCCACGAGCGTCTGTGCGTTGGCTGTCGGTGTAAGTGTTGCCCACGTATCGAGGTCTGCATCATAAGCCTGAGTGTCTACGCCGATCTCTAGGCTTAGAGCCTGAGCTGCAGCAGCGAAGGTAGCAGATCCGAGGAACGTAATGATGTTCGCTGAGGATGTGAGTGCGCCTGCCGTCCCTGCTCCGGTGTAGTAAATCAGTGTGTTTGCTGCGCTCGTCAACCCTGCAATCGCTGTAAGGTCTGCGTCGTAGGCTTGAGTATCAACACCGATCTCCAAGCTCAAATCCTGAGCCATCGAAGCGAAGGTAGCTGACTCAACCAACGTCTGTGCATTAGCAGTCGGTGTAAGGGTTGCCCATGTATCGAGATCGGTATCCCACGCTTGAACGTCTGTTCCAATAACCAATCCGGTGAACGTCGTCGCGCCTAGTGTACCGACCGTCAGGGCTTCGATGTACTGAGGTGCTGCGTAAGTACCAAACGTGAAGGCGACAAGCAGAAGCACAGCCGCCAAGGTCTTGAATAAGTTTCTCTTCATTCGGTCCTCCTTGTACTGACCGATTGTGTTCAACTCCCTACTACGGGAGATCCATGATGCGGAGAGCGTCAGCAATCTTGATCTCGCCACCTGTTCGACGAGTAGCCAAGAATCCAATCAGACCAGACAAACGGCGAAGCTCAGAGAACTTCGTGAGGGTTGTGCCCAGTCGATCGAGGATGCGATAGCCGCGCTTGAAGTCTCCGAAGATCGCAACGTCATTCCCGGTAGTACCATCCCACTCATCGAGGTCATCCTGCGTGTACTGGGGATACCCTCGAAGGCGATTCGGTAGACCAGCTTGGACGGAAGGCTGCCAGAGGTAAGACCCTGTGCCTGCGCCCCCGCTATCGTTGCGCAAGAGCATGAGTGCAAGCTCGGTCGTTGACGTGATGACAAGCTGCCCGTTCTTTCGGTACTGCACGGGAACTTGATAGAACAGCTTGAGGAAGTCATCGACGGTGACGCTTGCAGCAGCAGCAGCAGCAGCCGTGTGTCGCGTGATAGTCGTGCCCCTGCTCAATCCACCGAACTCTTTGAGCGTATGGCCTTGGCCTTCCCAGATCTGCGTATCTTCAAGCTCGGCAAATCCGAAGGTGTAGTCTTCGCTCATAGCCGCGATGAGGTTCGTATCCGAGTCCATCAGTTCGTCGACACCAAACTCCGTGTATCCGTTCATGTCTTCGACGTACTGCCACTCTTCAGTCAAAACCATGTCGCTGTTGTTCACAGAGTCTCCGAGTTCGAGGTTCCCCATGCCGACAGTGACTCGCGTTCTGGATCGCTTGCGCATCCGGTTTGATTTCGTTGTCTTGACATCTACCAACGAGCGGAAGAGGGTCAAGCCGTTGATTGCAACCAGCCATTCTTTGTCGAGCTCTTCTGGTACAGCGATCTCGCCTACAGCATTCTCAACGAGGGCACGCTGTTCTTGAGGCATCGAATTAAGCACTTCAGCATTCCCACTTTGAACGCGCAGCGTGTTAGCGAATAGAGATCGCTTCTCTCGCTCTTCGTCCGTCACTTCCCCGGTAAAGATCGCAGGGCGATTCAGCCGCAAGAGAAGTTCTTGCTGTGCCTCACGTACAGATTTGATTTCCTCAGCAAGCCCGGTCGTCTTCGCTTCGATGACGGTATCAGCACGAGCCTCTACCTTGTCGTCGAGCGTAGCGTCGAATCCATCGAGCTTCTCTCTCATCTGAGTGACGAGCCCGGTCAATTCCTTGGTAGCGGCTGCGTGTTCCTTTTGCATCTGCGCGACGGAAGATTGCTCATTCCCTTGATATTCTTTATCTGCCACTGGAAATACCTCCTATGTCTGATTGAGTATCGAACGTAGCTCGTTAGTCAGCTTCGAGTGCGTGAGCGGGTCGAAGATGCGTCTTGCTTGCGGGTCTCCTGGCAGAGTGGACGAATCCGGGTCTGCGTCAAAGAGTGCAGTGAACGTGTCGAGCCGTTTGATTAGCTTTCGTACTTGGTCTGAACTTTTGATGACGATAATCCCGAGGTCGTCGGCCTCTGTCTGCTCTTCATCGAGCGCCGATCGCGTTGTCTCTATCATCTTCCTGATGTCTGCAGCCGAGCCACCACGAAGCGCCATCTGAAGGACGCCGATCTGAGATCGCACGTCGTCGATGTCTGCCTCGGGATTGGCTGCGAAGTTCCGCATGAGGATTGCTACTTCGTATGACTTTAGCTCCCTGTAGTGCCAGCGCCCGTCTGAGTCTTTCTTCTGCTGAATGATATCGAACCCGTGCGACATCTGGGAGTAGTACCCTGCCGCTGGGTTGTCGCCTGAAGGATCGGGCAAGCCAGCATAGACCTCAGCCGCATCCTTCGAGTATTCGATATTGAGATGGCCGTGGACTAGCAAACCAGTATCGTCTTCTGAACAATCGGCCACTCCAATACCCATCCACGGCATGTGAAAGAACGTGATGGGGAGCTCGCCATTCTGAGCTTTGAGGGTTCGCTTGAATGCGCCTGCGTCGATGATCGTGTTGTATGAATCTACGTTACCGAAGACGGAAGCATGACCAGTGAAGTCGCCCTCTCTGCCTTCGGCTCTTAGCTCGCGAACCTCTAGGGGCACTGCGAGATACTTCATAAGCCACCTCCGTTTTGTTGTTCTGCATCAGGCCCCGTTTCATAGAGTTCCTGACAGTTACAATTCACCGTCTCTTCTGCCGAGCCGCCGGGATCGCCCGGATACATAAGCCCGTTCGGGTACGTCGCATGAATGGCGTAGATCGTCCCGTTATCAAGAGCAGCGTGTGAGTCGCGGACATCGCCAGCTCGTGCAGAGATCCATCGCTTGCCCGTCACCACACCCGTTTGAACCGCTGCCTCACGCGAAGCGAATCCGCTTGCCCCGTGAATCTCTGTCCTGCCGATCGTCATCGATCTGCTCTTGTCGAATGGGAGTGTGGGGTCCTTTCCACCGAATCGCTCGTATAGGCTGTGGAGCTGACGCGCTGTGTCTACCGCGCTTGTACCTTCGAGAGCTGCCTTATCCACCACACGCTTCACCCTGGAGATCGTCTCAGCCTGAATCTTGTCAACCTGTTCCGCTACCTGTCCCTCGACAAAGGCATTGATCGCGCCGGTGTAGGCGTCGAACCTGAGACTTGCTCTCTCGGTATTCCCGAGGATCTCCGCTTCGACATCCTTCCCTATTCGATCGATGGTCACTCGCCAGGAAGCTGTGAGGACGATCCTCCACGCATCGGACTCTCCTTCGATGAGAGCTGCGTAGTTTGTGTTGCCTGCCTTCCAGTGACTCTCGATTAGCTTTCCTTCTTCGAGGAAGCGCCGGGAGACGTTCTTGCCCATCGCTTCAGCGTAGGCTTGCTGCACACGATCGCGCATGATCCACCTGGAATCGATTGCGCTTTCGTCAGTATTGATCGCTCGGCTCTGAATCGATCTGGCAGACGATGAGGTATTCCCGAGAGGGAGCATCCCTGCTTGCATGAAGCCGCTATCAGGGCAGGCCCAGGACGGCATGCCAAGATCAAGAACGCTATTGATGGCCCGGACGTTCATCCCCATTTCCAGGTAATACTTTGCAATACGAGCATTCTGCCGGCGCATCTCTACCACAGGGGGGGCTTGGGAAAGGTCGTGGACGAAAACAACGTCGTCA